CGAGAGCACCGCTTCTTGCGCCGCGTCGAGCTTCTGCTGCACGTCGGCGTCATACGCGGTGCCGGTGAGATGCAGATGCACCTTGGCCTGCTCGACCGTCCAGAGCGGCGGCAGCGTCACGCGCGAGAACGCGAGCGTCATGGCACGAGCACCCCACTCGTGTCCTCGACGCTCGCCGGCGGCGGCGGCGCGCTCGGCACGGACGGGGGATCCCGCTCGGCCAAGGTGGACAACGGCCAGTTCTGCTGTTGCATGTACGGCGTGTCGCCGCCGGGGACGGGGCCGAGCCCGAACCATTCATCACGCGCTTCGTTCGGCGAGACCGCGCCGGAGTTGATGGCGACCTGGGCGGCGTTCACGCGGCTCGCGGTGTCCATCCAAATCAAGAGCGCGTCATCAAACTCGATCGTGAGATACGAGGGCAGGTCGAGCCCGACGACGAGACACGTCGCAATCGAGACGAGGTGCGGCTCGAGGCACTGCGACTTGTACTGCAGCTGCGAGGCTTCCGCGTTCGCGTACGGCGGCTGCTTGCTGCTGTTGAGAATCGAAATCGGCAGCCCCAACACCTCGCAGATTTTCTCCTCGGTCCACCCGAGCTGTTCGATCACCTGGGCATCGACGGCGCTCGTCGACACGGACTCGTACTTCATCCCGAGCTCAGCGATGAGGATTTCGCCGCTCTTGAAATTGGCGGCGTCCGCTTTGAGTCGGGCTGCCGACTGGGGATCCAATTTCGTCGGGGCAATCAACACGCCCGAGGGCCGCGCGCCCTTGGCGAAAAAGGTCGTACTGTTGTCCTGAATCGCCTTCGCCTGGGCGACGGCACCCAGCACCGCCGAGAGCGGGGAGATGCCGCACAGCGGGTGATACAAACAATTCCAGCGGTCGTGGATCAGCTCGCGCGCCGGCACGACGACGGGCGCGGTCTCGGTCGGCATCCCCGCGAGCTCGTTGCTCTGCAGCTCGTAATACACGCTGCCATCCGGCGCGACCAACACCTTCACGCGCGCGGGGTCGAGCAGGTGGAGCTCGTTGACCACGCCCCGCTCGTCCCGCCGTTTGAGCGCGTACGTGTTGCCGGTGAGCAGCTTGCTCAGCACCCACATCTCGAGAAACTGCTGCGCCGTCTGATAGTGGTTCGGGCGACGCAGCACGGGGGAGTACGCGGGATTCGTGGTCTCGGTCCAGAAGCCGTGGCGGTCCCGCTCGAGGAGGAGCGGCGGCGCAATTTTGCTGATGTCCTGGCTGATGCGCGAGACGGCGCCGAACACGCTGGGATTGCTCAGCGCGGAGTCGACGGTCAGCGGGTCGTTGTTCTGCCACGCGCCCGCGTAGGGCTCGCGGACCACGGGCCACCACGACCCGCCGCTGACGGGGCTCAGCATCGACGCCAGGCGCGAGCGCACCGTGGCCAGGACACTCATGGGCTCAGGCCGATTCGTCCTGCATCAGGACGCCGGTCGGCGCCGGCCAGGCCGCGGCGGTCAGGTACTTGACCGCGTTCGCGTTGATTTTCTTCCAGTTGATGAAGCGCTCGGCGCGCAGCGCGACGCAGTTCATCTGGAACATCGAGGCGAGAATCGTCGTGGCCACGACCGGCGAATCAGGCGCGCTGTCCATCTGGAGCGTCGCTTCCCCGCTCGCGTCGATCGTCACCCCGCCATCGTCGGCATAGAGAATCAACGACGGCTGGAGCGCAATGACTTTCGTCGTGACGGTGTTGCTGACGATGAACGTGAGGCCTTTCCAGGTCCCGCCGTTGATGGCGATGCCGGGGAACTGCGGCGACCCGTCGCTGTAGGTCTTGAACGAGAGCGCCATCGCATTGGCCGGCGACATGATGAACGTGACGCCATCGACCGGAATGTTGTTGGTCGAGAAATGCGAGATGAGCCCCAGGATGTCCGCGAGCGGATTGGCGGTCGCCGCGGCGGTCGGGGCGCCGTTCGTGATGGACGCGGGATTGACGCCGGCCACGGCGGCGACGGCCGGGTCGGTGAACTGCGCGTCAATGAAGCGGGCGATGCTCGCGACCATCTCGCGCCGGACCACATCTTCCGCCTTGGGGCTCGAGAGCTTGATGAGCTCCTGGGTGAGCACGATGATGCCGGCGACCTTGGCCCAGTCGAGCGTGACACTCGCGAAGGTCAGCGCCGTGACCGGCTTGGGTTTCACTTCCCCGACCCAGTTGTACGTGCCGCCGGCGGTCTGCTGCGGAATCTTGACGTTGAACGGCACGCCGTAGAGGCCGGGAATCTTGTCGACGATGGTGGCCGCGCGCAGCAGCTCGATGAAGTCCTTGCTGATGTTTGGCTGCACGAGCGGACCGGCCCAGGCGGCATCCGTCGCGGTGCCGGGGGCGACGGCCGCCTTGAGCGCGAGCACGACTTCTGGCGTGGTGTCGTTCCAGCGGCTCGCCCTGGCAATGGCATCGGCATAGTTGCCGCGCGTTTCCGCGAGTGCGCAGATGTAGCGCACAAATTCCGAGCCCTTCTCGACGTTCGGCTTCACCGACACGTAACTGAACCCAGGCCGATACTGCGCGACGGCCGGGACCACGGTCGCCGAGGCCATCTGCAGCTTTTCGAGGTCACGCCACTGCGTCAGCGTGTTGTCGACCGACTTCAGCTGCTCCTTGAAGCCATTCACTTGATTCGTCTGATCGGTGTCCAGCGTCGCGCCATCAGCGCCGGCCGTGTTCAGCACATCGGCGATCTGCGCGGTGAGCGTGATCCGCTTCGTCTCGAGGGCGACGATGTTGTCGGCAGCGGTCATGGCGGGCTTCTCCTTAGAAAAACTTTTGTGGCTGAGAATCAGGGCGTCCGGATTCGAGGGGATGCTCACCATCGACATTTCAAAGATTTCCGATTGCAGAAACTTGATGCCGCCCTTCACGCGCTCGACGGCGTCGCCGAGGGGGCGCCAGCCGACACTCACCTTCTTGATCACGCCGGCCTTGACGCTGTGCCACGCTTCGTCGAGCCGCTCCTTGACCCGGCCGCCTTCGTCCACACTCGACACCTGGGCGTCGAAGTAGATCCCGTCGACCGCCTTGCGCAGCATCACCCACCCCACGGGCATCTTCTGGTCGTGATGGAGCAGCAGCGGGACGGGATTGGTGAACGTGATGCCGGCAGGGTCGAGGATATGGCCTTGACGATCGAGGGCCGGCGTGGACGCGATGCCGGCGAAGGTGCGCCGGTCGGCGTCGAACGACTTAATCTCCAGGGTGAAGGCGCGGTCCACTGGCGCGCCACTGTATCACAGGGGGCTTGACAAACGGCGAGCAATCTCGGATCGTCCATCTCTTTTTGAGATGGATGGGCCGATTAGCCGATGATCGAGAGCCCGTACTCGAGCGTCGGCGTGCGCGCGTTGCGGTCCATCAGGTCGACGGCCATGATGAGCGCGACCACGGCGTCGATGCGTTCGGTGGAGGCGCTCTTGGACGGTTTCAGATTGCCCGCGTGATCGCTCTCCAGCGCAACGTTCGACATGCACCACCGCAGGACCGGGTCCCCATCGTGGCGCAGCTGCCGCGTGAGAATGCCGCGTTCCAGTGACTTGGTCGGCGCCGAGAGCCACGCATACGTCTGCCCCATCTTGACGCAGCGCAGGCCGTCTTCCTCCTCGAGTTGTTTAATCAGCGCACTCGCATTCCAGGGATCGTACGCGACGAGTTGCACGTCAAACTCGGCACACCACGCGAGCAACGCCCGCCGTACGACTTGGTAATCGATGGCCCGGCCCGGAATGGCCGTGATGACCCCGTCGCGCGCCCACTGGTCATACGGGGCGCGGTCGGGGCGCCGGCGGTCGCGAATACGCTCCTGCGGGACAAAACACTGCGCGAGCACGTCACAGCTCGTGCCGTCGGCATCGGGGAACACGGCCGCCATCGCGGTGAGATCTTCCGTCGAACTCAAGTCGAGCCCGACGTAGCAGCGCCGGCCGCGGAGCGTGGCGCGATCGACCGGCGCCCGACAGGCGTCCCAGTGCGTCATCGGCATCCAGCGACTCGCCTGCTCCGTCCACTGGTTCAAATACAATCTCCGAAAATTATTTTCCTGGGCCGGAATCTCCTTCGCGCGCGCACATGCCGTCTGCATCTCCTCGAGGCTGCGGAAGTCCCCAAGCGCCGGATTCGCTTTCTGCCAGACCTTGCGACTGGTCCACTCCGCGTCGATCGGCGCCTCGTAGAGCACCGACAGGAAGGTCGGATCGAGCGCGGGATGCTCCTGCACTTTCTTCGCGTGCTGGTAGAGCTCCCAGAGAATCGAATGGCGGTCGTACCCCGCCGTCGAAATCGCCAGCAGGAGCGGCTGGCGCCGCGCGCCCATCGAGGTCGAGAGCACGTCGTAGAGCTCGCGGCTCGGCGCCGCGTGCAGCTCGTCGTAGATCACCATCGAGGCGTTGAAGCCGTGCTTGCTGTACGCCTCGGCCGAAATCGCCCGGTAGAACGACCCGCTGGCCTTGTGGACGATGCGTTTCTGCGAATCCACGATGTAGCACGCGGCGTCGAGCTCGGGATCGTTGCGAATCATCTGGGCGGCCACCCCGAACACCAGTGAGGCCTGGTCCTTGTCCGCGGCGGCCGAATACACCTCGGCGCCCACTTCCCCGTCGGCCAGGAGCCCGTAGAGGGCAATCGCGGCCGCCAGTTCGGTCTTTCCGTTCTTTCGCGGGACCATGAACAAGGCGGTGCGGTACTGGCGGAGGCCGTCCGGCCGCTTCTTGAACAGGAGCCGCACCAGCCGCCGCTGCCAGGGCCTCAGGTTGAACGTCTGGCGCGCGAACGCGCCTTTGGTATGGGTCAGGCTGTTGATGAAGGCGATCGGGGCTCTGGGAGGCGCTGGAGGCTCCTGGGGGCCATCGTGGCGCACGGTCGGCGGGGGGGGCTTCCGGTTCCACCCGCCGGCCCGGGTCGGTTTCCCCGGGTAGACTTTGGAATCAGGCATCGGTTACCTGGGCATCAGCTGTGGTGGGA